TTTAAAATTCATTTTTTATATGATTTTTACATATCTGACAAGACCCTATAATCTCTTGTCCTATTTTCCATCTACAGCAAGGACAAGATTGTCCACATTGACCATAATGAGAAAATTTATTCCAACCTTTGTATAATTTTTTATGTTTTTCTTCTAATGTTGAAGGTTTTTCTTCTTTAATATTAGAAGGGGAAATATTTTTTTCTTTTTTAAATTTTATATTACCTTTATGAGAAATAGGTTTCTCTTTTTTATCCCTTGAGTTAAGAGATTTCTTTTTTTTAGAATAAGCTACCATTTTTACTTTATTTTTTTAAATAAAGTAAAATCATTTTTAGTATTTAATTACTTTCTTCCAGGAGCCTTGAGCATACTGTGAACATGAAGGTGAGCTAAGAGGAAGGCAGGGATACCTACAATAAGAATAGCCGCACCAGTGTCACCCCAACCACCCCGGGCTTCAACAGTAACAGCGATGGCGATAAACCATGCGAGCATAGCAATTCCAGCAAACTTGTAAATGAAGTGAACAAACGGACCTTGAAACATTTTAATTAATAAAAAAAATATTTTTTTTAATTTTATAATATTTTTTTTAATTTTATAATATTTTTTTTAATTTTATAATATTTTTTAATCATCTAACAAACAAAAGTGCTGCGCGTTTCCATCCCAAAAGAAATCACATCTAGGCCAGTTATGACATCTAACAAGACCGTGACAAAAAATACATGTATCGATTTTAGATTCTACTTCTTCTTTTGTTAAAAAGTTTTCACAATTCTCATTGTTACATTTTTTGTGAGATAATTTTTCCTTTATTAAATCTTCCAACTTTTTTTCTTTAATAACATTAAAGTAATCTGTTATTTTTTTAGGAAAAAGTTTCCTTTTACACCTAAGAGAAGTATTTTTTCTAATTTTAACAGGAGTTGTCATTTTTTTAATCTTAATTGTTAAAAAAATCATTTTCTATCTTTTTTAATTAAGTGAAATATATTTTAAAAATGAGTGAAAATTTATTTACCAGAAAAGATATTGTAAAAGCTTTAATTCTTGATATGGTATTAGAAACAAATATAGATTTTTTAAAAGATAATAGAAGTTTTATGATAGATTGTATAAACAAGATAAGAGATCTGAAATCCTTCTTTAAAGGAGTGATATTTTTAAATAAAAATAGTTATTTTGGAAGATATGCTTTCTCGTATAATTCCCTTATAATTAAGGCTGTAGAAAAAAAAGACAAGGACCGTTTTTTGGAAGTTTTTATGTACCCCTATCCTTCTGAAGTTCACAAAAACAAGCACTTGGATGAAAATTTTAAGAAAGATTTTGACAGGCATTTACACTATGAAATTTTAGCCTACAATTACATTTTTGAGAAGCGATATTTTAATACAGAAGTTCCTGTTGATATTATATCGCTCCAAAAGCATAAAATCGAAATTTATGAAGCTTTCAATATAAGCCAAAAAAGTAGATTTTTGTCAAACAAGGACACAATCCTTGTTAAAAAAGGAAAAGAGGAAAAAATTTACAATATTAATGAAACTATCATAAAAATTTTTAAAAATGTAAAAATAGACCCAAATTTAGATAAATATATCAAAGGGAATTACAAGAAAGAATACAATATAATTTTCTACTATTTAAATAACATAGAAAATATGTAACTTTCATATATTTGAGAGGATTAAGTAAAAAATTATTTTCTTTATTTAAAAATGAAGAAAAAAGAAGAATCGAAGAAGAAAAAAGAAGATAATTTAGGAGTCATATATTTAGGAGATAGAGGAATAGTTAGAGTTTCCTATGGAGGAAAAGTATTACTTCTTTTTTTAACAGGAATACTTTCTCTTTGGGTGTTAGTTTTAATTTTAGTAAATTGGGATAGAGTTACTAGTCATGGAAATATTGGAAAAGCTGTAGCTTATTTATCCGCTATTTCTTTAGGATTATTAGCTATACCTGTTTTTCAAAAGTTTTTTTCTTCCAGAATGTATATAAATTTTATCAGACAATTAGCTGTATTTATTTATTTTATAACAGTTTTCTTATTTATTTACTATTTTAATAATGAACATTTTACAGGAGAAGTTTATGAAAATCCATTAAAAATGACATATATTTTTATCTTTTTCTATCTTGTTAGTTTTTATATTCTCCACAATTTTTCTAGCAGATAAATTATCTTTTAAATAAATAATCGAATTCTTTTATATCATTAGAAGATTTTTTAAGAGCATTATCAGAAATTCCGTTAATTTTAGAAAAACATTTAATTGGAACTTTTATCTCTTCGCAAAATCTTTTAACAATTGCGCAAGCAATATATTTTGGTCTAGAAGAATAAAGAATATCTTTTTTCTCTAAAATTTCTCTTGTTATCTGTTCAATAGTTTCTTTGTATTTTTCTATATTGTTTTTAACACAAAGAATATCTAAATAAGCTAATGGAGAAAGAATAACTATAGAAGCAAAATTAGAATTTTCATCTGCGAATTTAGAAATTAAAGAAGTCCCAGAAGCCATTTTAAGACACCAGTTAACATCTTTTCTTGAAAGTTTTAATTGGGCCGCAAGATTTTCTGGATAAAAATTACTGTAACCACATTCTAAATAAGCTCCATAAATTTCTACAAATGTATTTTTTGCGTCATTTCTCACCTTTTTACCTGTTAATTCTTGCTTTATTCTTATATTAGATTTTGTTTTGGAAATTACATCCATTGGTATATCTACTAATGTATCAATAATATTTGTTTTCCCAAGTGAGATTTTAGGACAATTTCTAGTAAAGTCTAAAACTTCATCGACACTGTTTTCTACAATGAGTCCACAGTGGATACAAGAATTACCTTCTATAAAATGTTCACAGTCCATTTCTGTTTAAATATAATTAATTTTTATTCATTTTTTAATTTTAACATTTTAAAATTAAAAAAATTAAAATTATTCTTCCTCTTCTTCATTATCATCGTATCCCACTTCTTCATAACTAGAGTATTCTTCCATTCCAGAAAATTCTGTAAACTCATAAATTAAAAATAGATAACAGCAAAAATCTTGACGAAACTTATAAATATATTTTTCGTTTTTTAATTTTCCAAAAATACCATACTTACTTATTAAATTTAATTGTTCTTCAAAATCTTCATCAAAGTTTTGGAGAACATTTTCTAAAGAAAAATCTCTAGATTCAAAATACTTGTAGACAAGACAAATTAAATTTTTATTTAACTGTTCTATATTTTTAATTTTAATTAATTCTTTAATTAGTTCAGAACTATGTAAAACTCCAATTCTTTCCATAGATTCTGTTAAAGATCTCATTAATTTTTCTAAAGGAGTTTGTTGTGCCCTCAATTTTCTTCTATCTATAGTAACAACTTTCCCTCCGTCAACATCTTTCTTTTTATATGTAATATCAATTTCTAATGAACTCATATTTTTAAAATGATTTTTAAAATATAAATTTATTACAAAATATGAGTTCAATTAAATATTATTCCACTCCAGCAAATATTTGTTCTTGTAGAGACAAGAACGGAGATTTTACTAAAATATCTAAAAATTTTAAAAATTATTACCAAAGATTAAAAAATGGAGAAAGAGGTTCAGATATTTTAACTGATTTAAAAATTATGAGATCTTGTTGTCGCATAAAATATTTATCGATTCCTTTAGAACCTATGATTGACAGAGCTTCAGAAAGATATACAGATAATCTTATTTCGCCTCCTATTACAGAAAATACTCGTTCTCTTAATTCTCTTGTTTCCGCACCTGATTTTCCAGAAATTGATCTGTAAGAAATTTTATTTTTATATTTAAATTTCTTATTTCTTTATCTTTACCTTTCAATGTTTGTTTTAGTTTTTCTAATTGAGTTTCAATTTTACAGATATATTCTTTTTTCTTTTTTCTAACTTCTTTTGCGGCAAGTCTGTTTTTTTCTAATCTTAATAAGAATTCTTCTCTTTTTTGCTTTTTTGTCATACGTTTTAACTGTTCAATTCTAGCTCTCCCTTTACAAGGTTTATGGTCTAGCGGAAGAGAACTACCTTTAGGAATTACAAGATTCTTTCTATTTCTTTTTGGTTTAGTTTCATTAAAATCAATTTTGTCTTCAACAAGATTATCTATTTCATTAAAATCAATTTTTTCATCAGGGATAGAACAAATTAAATCTTCACTCACACCTTCAAAAAACATCTTTTTTGAAGATTATTTTACATTAATTTTTCATTTTTCTTTAAGAATAAGACAAACTTAATTTTTCATTTTTCTTTAAGAATAAGACAAACTTAATTTTCATTTTTCTTTAAGAATAAGACAAACTTAATTTTCATTTTTCTTTAAGAATAAGACAAACTCAATTTTCATTTTTCATATAAGTATCATAAAATTTACAACATTCTGGATATAAAAAATTATTCCAATAGTCATAATCTACTTTTACATTTTCGTAAAACATCTTTTTTTCGTCAATTGCGTAAACACAAAAAATCATGTTTTTTCTTCCTGTAATTACACCATTCGCGATAACTTGGTCATATTGAGATTTCCAGATATGGTCTACTTTTCCAGAATTAAAATCTTTTTTCTTAATATATTCTTTGATTGGTTCATACATTTTTACAGGACATTTAATTTCAATACCAGTATCGTCATCAATAATTCCATCTAACGAAGCCCCGAATCTCATATCTTTTTTCCAAATCGCAAATCCTGTTTCTTTAATTTTAACATTTAATTTTTTAGCTAACATGTTTCTCACTTTTGGCTCATACTCGTTTCCTAAATCCATTCTTTTTCTTGCTTCTGGTGTAAATTCCTCTTTCATTTCTCCTTTAATACATTTTGCCAAATCTTCAGGAGATTTATCGTTAAAAGGAGAATGTCCTACAATTTGTCCTATTCTAGAAGCAGTAATTCTTCCTTTTCTCATATAATGCCAATCTCTACTTCCTTGAGTAGTATCTACAAGATAATAACAACCTTTGTCTTTCATTTTTTCTCTTATTTATATTTTTTATAAATAAGAAATCATTTATAGTTTATTTTTTATTCTTAAATTGGGTATGAATCACCGTTCTATATATTATTTGTTCGTTTACTAAAGAATCACCGATACCTGTTTTTCTCTTCATTTTAATTACATCTCCGACTCTTGCTCTGTAAAATTTAGCAATTGGATCATCAATTGTCATTTTAGGAAGATTTTTTGGATCTAAATTTTCTTTTTCTAAAAAATCTTCTAGTTCTTTTCCAGAATAAATTTTCAGTATTTTTGGAGTAAGACAATGTTCTGTAATATTAAAAAATTCATCATCAACATAACTTATAATATTATAAACATTCTCGCGGTCTTCTCCTGTAGTATTAGAATATTCTAAAATTTCTTTTGATCTAGAAGTTAATGGTTTTTCAGAAATTAAAACTCCTTCATTACATCCAAAAATTAAAACTAATTTACTGAATTTTTTAACCACATCAATTCCAACACTAGAACTTAACCCAGAAGTAGGAAGAAAAAAGATAAACATTTTATTATCTGTTCCTTTTTCTTTGTAAATATTAGACATTGAAGACCTGAAATTTTCAACTATATTAGTTTCGCTAAATTTTTTCATGATTTCTAAATTTGTATTTTTTTCGATATAATTTATAAATTCTTCTTCTGTGTAATCTTTAAAGAGTGGCTCTCCTGCGAGATCATAATTATTTTCTATTAAAAAATCTTGAGAAATTTCTTTTATTATTTTTAAGTTAGCAGTATCTGTATACTCCTGTGTAAAAAGTTGTTCTTCATTAACATCTTCATCTTCAAATGTTTCTATAATATCCATTTTTATTTTTATTTATTATATTTATATATTTAAATTCATTTTTAAAATTCCTATGATTTTTATTTTTTAATTAAAAGCCTTCTCATTAAGTTTTTTCTCTTCTTCAGTCATAGGAATACCTTCTGTTTTCTCGCCTTCACCAGGTGTATATCCAGGAGGAGCTTCTCCGCTGGCTTGTGCTTGTGCATTAGCCGTTGCTTGTGCGTTGAGTTCTATTTCTTTAGCTAAAACTTCTCCTTCTGCCTTTTTACCTCTTACATAAGCTTGTCCTGTAGTAGAAGCCATGCCAACTAACCCTCCCATTATAACAATAACTCCTATAGAATTCATAATAGCAGAAAGACAATCTACACCAACAATAGTAGCAGACATTGTATTAGATTGAGAATTTGTTACTTTTGAAGAAGCCGCGTTTTCTATAATACAACTTTGGTTTGTTATCTTCGATTGTAAACCTAAGTTATAACTACCTCCATCGGCATTTTCAATGAGAATAGGAGCATTAATATTAGATTCACTATTCAATTGACATAAGGAGTTAATGTCTTGTGTAACTTGGTTACCTATTTTTTGATAATTTTCTTGATCTATATCATTACTTCCAAAATTTATCACAGGTATAGGGTCACTACCTCCTGATATTTTACTTGTTTCTTTGTCTGTTTGAGTATTCGTCAAAGAATTATTTAAAGCAGCTTTTAAAGTACAACTAGAACCTGTAATAAAACATCCATCTTTTATGTTTACTGTATAGTTTTTTGTATTTTTAACAGTTATAGAAGCATTAATATCTGCCAAACAAGTAGTTGTACAAGTTTGATTGGATATTTGGTTTATTTGGTTTTCCGTATCTTGAAAACTAGATTGATTAATACTATTCGATTGTCCCATCTTTTTAAAAAAGGAAATTAAATTAAAATATGCTAATTAATTTAAAAAGAAATGTTCAAATATTGGATGATACACCTCTAGATGTAATAGTGTATTTTTTAAAAACTTTATCCAAAAATATAGAAAAAGAAAAAGTCGAATCTAAATTAGAAAAAATAAATAAATTTGTAGAAAGCTATAATGAAACTATAGATTTAGATTCAAATTTTACAAATTCTTATTACGAAAAAATATCTAAATTTGTAAGTATCACAGAAGAACCATGGAAGATAGAAACACTAATGAGGTCTTTTCAAGATTTAATAAATTTTGAGAGAGAATTAAATTTTAAAGAATTAGATGTTGGAATTAGAACAAATACTAACCCGTTCAAATTAGACATTATTATGCTTTATCAAATTTGTAAAAAGATGGAAATTAAAACTTCTAGAGAAGATACTATTCTAACACTAAAAGAAAAAGTAGAATCTATAAAAATTGATAGAGCGGAACTTTTAGAAGAAATAAAAGATAAAATATTAGATTGTTCGGATCTTCAATTATTAAATATTACAAATTTTCTTAATTTACATAAAAAAGAAAAAGATTTTGATAAAGAAAAATTAAAATCTTTAACATCAAATATTAATATGAATTATATTATTGCTCGTTCTTTATTAACCTTAGAAGAAGCTGTTGTTTATGGAGCTAAATTTTTTTCTTTAGATTTAAGTTTTTGTAAAAATCCTTCAAAAGTTCTCAAAAGTTTAAATTTAGAAAAAGAAACAGATGAAGATTCTGTGTTTTGGAAAAATTACAAATTAAACAAAAACTATTATAAAATGGATAGATTTTGGAAAAAACATATAGATTATCTCTATACTCCAAAATTATTAACAGCTATTAAAAAATATGAAGCTATCGTAGATTCTGATGAAGATACGACAGAATTAGACTTAAAATTAAATAAAAATAATTTTTACCATGGAAGAATTCCAGGAGTTCATGATTTTTTCACTGATGAAAATGTAATTAGTTATGGAGTTTTTAGTGATAAAAATTTAAGAACTATAGATTTAGAAAACTTATATCTTTTATTTAAAACAGAGTGTTCTTTTGGAGAATACTCTAATGAAATAAATAAATTGTTAATTATTTGTAAAGAATTAGAAGGTGATATTTACGAAAAGCTTTTTGATACTATTCTTTTTATCAAAAAGTTTGGATTAGTGTTAGAAAAAAATATGAAACAAATAAAAAATATTGAAGTATTTGAGAAACTACACGAGCTAAGTCTTCTTTTTTCGGAAAAAGAAAAAATAGATGACTTAGATAATCTTTCTATTTTAAACAGCTCAGAAGAAATAAAAAATATTTTGGAAAAAGATCAATATTTAAGAGAAATACCTTTAGTTTTTTATAAGAATTCTAAATTTGTAAAAGCTAAAGATAATTACTATTCTACTCTTTATGAAGACATAAAATCTCTGAGAGATTTACAAAATAAACCTACAGAATATATAAAATCTAAAAGAGACTACTATAAATATACTTCCTATTTTTATCTATATATTATAACTGAAAAAGAACCATTTACACTAGAATAAATCATCTCGCTACGGGATATAAAAATCTAGGTTTATTTTCAGATTCTAAATATTTTAAGATATTATGTTTCTCGCTTGCCCAAACAGAAGTTATATCGTCTTCGTTGGTACTAAAATCTTTTAAATGAGCCAAATATTTAAGAACTTCTCCTTCCTCGCCGTGTACACAAATTACAGCTCTGTTTCTAATATCTGGATTACTATTTGATGAAAAATTACTATTTAAAAATGTATTTTTTAAATTAATTGTAAAAAAAGTATTTAAGTCTACAGAATTACAAAGGTCTATATTTTCTAAAAGAGAAAGAGATAATTCTTCTCTTAATTCTCTAACGGCACCTTCTATAATGGTTTCGTTTGTTTTAGGATGACCGCTAATACAAATTTGACTATCACCTGTGTGATAGCAAACCCCTAAAATAAAGTTATTTTCTGGAACTTTATTTTTTATAACAGAGATTAATCCTTCGGGGAAAAAATTACTTATCTTAAGTCTGATATTAACTCTTATAATATTTTCTTTTAAATTCCTAAGATAAATTGTCATTTAAAAGTATTTTCTTTTAAATATGGTTTCATATTTAAAAGAAAAATTAAAAATATATATATATATATATATATAAAAATGGGTAAATTCAAAAATCCACAAACTATTACTAGCACACATCCGGACCAAGAAGATTTTGGGTAT